AAGGGCGGCATCGATCAAAAGCAATTAGCGAATTGTATGGTCCTCATACGCAAATTCCTGTGCATGTTTTTCCTTATGGAATGAGGGCTAGGGACATTACTGATGAGATGAGAAACGCGCCTTTTGTTTCTGAGCAGCATGTCAGGAATCGCGCTGAAAACAAAAAATTGCGAAAGTTGTATGAGGAAATGGGCAAACCAGTTCCATCGTTTGCGCTTAAGCCAGAAAAATCTACAGGCGGAACGGTAGACCGCGACGCCAACCTTGCCAAGTTCATGAAAGACTCTCATCCCGAGCAGGGCGAGCGCGAAGACAATTTCCCCATCATGGTTCGCGATCCACGCGAGAAGTTTGCTTACGGCGGTATGCCGGGCGCTCAGGGCGTGATGCACGATCTCGCGTCAGAGCCCGACTTTACGCCACCCAAGTTGCAGGGCACGCAGATCATGAAGGAGCCGGGGGGCAACTGGCTGAGTGGTAGTGTTGAAAATTCGTTGGAACCTTTGAAAAAAGAAACTATTCCCACCTATCTCGGAACGCACGAAACTCCAGAAGTTGCCAAGGAAATCGCAGAGCGTGGAATTGCCAATATTGGTAATCACCCAGAAGCCGCTCGCGCTGCGCGTATGGAGGGTCTGACTGACACGCTTAACAAAGCCAATCAAACTAAAGCCGTTAACGATTTTATTAACAAACAATTGACCCGCTACGTCAAAAACGAAATGGGCACTGAGCGTGACCCCGTGCGTGCGTTGGCAGAGCGTGGAATTTTGCATTACGCGCCTGACAATCAACACTATGATCGTCATTACGAAACGGTCAGAAAGCGAGAGGGCTATCCAGAGACACGAGGAAAGTCAGATCTTGCCAAGGCGTGGGAGAATGCTTCCGACAAAAGCATAGGGAGATCTTTCAGGGCCGAAGAACTTTTAAAGCCTTCTGGCTATTCAAACATGCCGCTTTGGACGGATTACGAAAATTTTGGCGAAAAACATCCTTGGCTGAAAAAAGTAGATCCTTCTGAAAAAATTTACGGAGCAACGTCCGATTTAGAATCTGGATCTATAGATCATGGTTTGTTGGGATTTGATCACCTTATTGACGAACTGCATAACGCCGTCAATCCTGAGTCCGATCTTCCTGATAACTTCAAATTGCGCCACGAGTCGTTGGCTCGCATGTCCGTGCCGCAAGCGGTTGAGCACGTCCACAACATCAACGAGTGGCGCAAAAATAATCGAGAGGATGCAAGCAGGAAAAAAGCATTCAACCCTGCGACGTACCTGCATAAGGACTATCCGGGCAAGGACTACGCTTGGTATGAATTAAAGACTTCGCCTAACGCAACGCCCGCCATTCCTCCGACGTATGAAAAGGGTAAGCATTTAGTGCATGGTGCTTTCCCCGCAAAATTTGATACGCAAGAAGAAGCGCAAAACTACATCGACACGTTTAACGATCAGTTAAGAGAAAAAAACAAAAACGGCGACTTTGATCCGCTTATTAAAGAAATCAAACAATTCCCATTGCGCTATGGCGGACAAGAAGATGTCATGGTTTCGCCCGGACAAGAAGCGAAAGACCCTGACCTTAGAGAAGCGCTTAGTTACGAAGGCAATGTCATGGGGCATTGCGTCGGTGGATATTCAAGCAATGTTACAGACGGGCATTCTCGCATCTTTAGTCTTCGCAACAAGAAGACAGGTGAGCCTCATGTGACGGTTGAAACTCATCCTAAAAGCAATTTTGACTTTGACGAATTCAACAAACGTCACGACGAACTGGGGACTGATGAAAACGAAAGGATGAGTGAACTTCATTCATTGGGCGTTGTGGACGATGAAGGCAACCCTAGTCCTGACGACATTGCTCAAATTAAGGGCAAGGCCAATAACAAGCCCGTAGCCCGCTACATGCCTTACGTTCAGGATTTCGTGAAGTCAGGTAAATGGGGAGACGTTTCAGATCTTCATAACGCCGATTTGATCGATGCGCGTCATTGGCCTAGTTTAAAACTGTACAAGCCAATACTCGAAAAGATGCGCGAGAACGGCGAGACGCTTCCTGATTTTTTAACAAAAGAAGAAAACGAAGCGTTTCATAAAAAGTATGCGCCAGAAAAAGCAAACGGCGGAGCCATCATCGCCAAAGCCACGGGCGGCGTCGTAGACCCGCAGAAGGCGATTCGGCGGGCGGTGATGGTGGCCGAAGGCATGAAGCGCGGCGGCTATAGGGACCCAAAGACGAGCGCCATTGAAGACTGGAAATGGCGTCCGCTGAAGGACGTGCAGGCGCAGTTGGGCGACGCAAAAGAGATCCCGTCGCATGTCGCAACTTTTGGTCGCTTTATGGACGACACGGCAAACAAGGCGGGCACTGTAGGCCTCACGCCGCGTGACCTGATCAAGGCGTACACGATCACCCGCGCTAGCATTCAGCGCGGCGCCGTCGATTCTGACAAGGTTCGCGCCGCCGGACTGGCGTTGCCCAACCATAACGAGCCCAAGGTTCGCCCAGAAGGCGCGTTTGGCGAGTGGCTGCACACGCCGATGGGTCAGCGCTACCTGCAGCACGCGGAGCGCGGCATCATCGATCCGCATTCGATCAGCAACGCGGTGCAGATCATGGCGCCGTTTGGCCGCCACACGACGGACATCCCAGACGCGCTGCAGTGGGCGGCGAAAAACTTGCCGGGCCGTGAGGGCGACGTGTCTCGACTGGTCGCTCAGGCACAGCAGGGAACAAGCAGCCCATCCGAATGGCGCGACTTTATTCAAGGCGTGCGCGGCGTCGGCCCTAGCAAGGCGGGGTTCATTGCGTCCCTGCTCGGTCGAGGCGATCAGCCGACGCTCGACGCAAGGCAGATCGTCCTTCACACCGGAAATCCGTCAAAGCAGGCGGCACCGTACATCGCCCGGCGCAGCGGGCTTGGCGGCGCGGAGGCCGTCGAACGCCTTGCCGCAAGGCAGCGGGCGATGAACCTCACGACGCCGGAAGGTCTTGACCCTTACTATCAGCACCTCGCACATCACACCATCTGGGACGCCGTTGGCAACGATCAGACGACGCATTCTGACGTCATTCACGCCATGCAGCACGCTGCTACCGGCGGCAAGATCAAAGACAATCCTTTGATTGATCATCCGCTTGTACATGTTATGCGGGCCGCAGGCATTCCATTTTCAAGCGAAGAAAAATATGCGCGTGGCGGAGCGCCTAAGAAAAAGAAAGTTGTCCCCGCAGATGAAGCGTCGTCAGTGCAGGTTGATCGACCTATCTATTCTTCATGGGATGAAGTGCCAACGATCAATCCGCAAGATCTCGTTGGGAAAAGAATTTTTCCAATTCGGGCCGATCTTTTAAAGACCGGGCCTGATTACACGGGAATTGATTCCAGTCAGTTAACTAAGCCTGTTGCTATGCGCGGCGGCCCGGGATTCCCATTGATTGAAGAGAATCAGCGTGGCGGCATGGGGTGGGCTATTAAAGGTAAAGGACGCGGCACGTTCAAATTGAATAAGAATGCCGACTATGCCGCTGTCACCGCGATGATGCCTGACACGCATGAATCTAATTCGTCGTTTGCCCGTGCTTTGATTGGAACAATGGCTGCTCACGCTAGAGACAAGCGCATTCCAAAAGAAAACCTTGATCAAATTGATGCCCTGATCAAGGCGCAATCCAAGAACAAGAAACTTAGCGTCTTGCAAGATTTCCCGGGGTTTGCACACCAAAATATTCACGATTACGTTGACTCTTTAAACTTTGAAAGCCGTGATCGGATTTCCAAAATTTTACATAGTGCAAGAGCGCAAAAATTAGGCGCTCCTAGCGTCAAAAAAATTGCCAGAGAGACGATAGATCCTCGGTTCGCGGGACTGAACCGTGGCGACGTGATGTACTTGTTGGAACTGGAAAAGGGAGACAAGGGCGTTGCCGATTTGGTTAAGTCAGGGTTCACTCCGCATGAGTCCTATCCGTTAGGTATTCGCGGCCGGATTGTTGGCAAGTTCCACCATCCTTTTGCTGCAGAGACCTTGTGGAAAGACTGGTTTGATCAAAAACGAGCAGCAAAGAAAGCGTCTGGTAAGTCTTCAAATCCTGCAGCAGACACGGCGCAAATTTTGCGCGGGTTTGATCTTGCTTTGCCGACAACCACGGTTACTCAGGCAATTGCCGACAACCTGCCTAGTCATCCAATGGACGTGCAGTCCCCCCAAGCAGCCCGTATGGCTCTTGATGTCGCCCATGACCGTTGGACTAATACAGAAACGCCCGTTGGGCATGGCGGCGTATCGCCTGCTGAGATGTCTAAAGCCCTAAAAAACTCTGAAGCCTCCTCGACCCTTACTCAGTATTCTGAGAAGGAAATCAAGGACATGGTCAAGAAGAAGAAGTTCAGGGCGTTTAAGTTACCCAGTGGCGACGTGTACTTTGGCCTGAAGCACGGAACAAATTACGAAGAGGAATATGGGTTTAAACACCCAGAATTGACTCCTAATGAGACCGCTTTGGTCAGCGTTGTAAACAATGAGCCGGGCGCCAAGGGGGTTGGCGGCGCTTCGGTCATGCTAAAAGCAATTAAAGAGGGCGCTACTGCCTTAGACGCATATGCTGTACCATCTAAAAAACACCCGGATGGCTTTTTGCCATCGTTTTACAGGCAGTTTGGTTTTAAAGAGTTAGGACGTATTCCGTTTGACCCACAATATTCTACCGATCAACAACTTGAGGACTTGAAGCATTACTGGCGTTCTACTGGGTGGGACGAATCGATGGGAATGCCTTCTGTGTCCATTATGAAATGGGATGGAAAAGATGAAGATCGACAAGACGCATTACGAAACTATCTCGCACAAAGCCGTGCGGGTTCTAGGCCGGGAGACGGTAAATCGGATGTCCGATCCGCAAGTTGGGCTTCTGAACAAGGAACTCAACTATCTGGTGGAGAAGCACCAGTCAGCGGACAAGGTGACGGACTCGGAAATCGAGGGGGCGTACGAGATGATAGTCAAACACGCCCTTCCGACAGGTTCACACGAGCACTTACTGGGGTAATGAACATGACGCCGCAGCAGGCACAGGCCTACGGCGTTTCTCCAGAAGACGTTTCCGCTGCAAGAAAAAAGTTAATGCCAAAGGCGAGTGGCGGTCTTGTTGACCACGCCCTCCGTATGGTCGCACACTTGACAAAACCAAAAGCGCGGTAAACCCCCCGCAGGAGACTGACATGTCCGAATTAGCCAAAAAGGCGCGGGAAGAGCGTGCGGCGAAAGCCAAGCGCTACAGCCGCACTCACGACGAAGGCAAGGTTGACGCCAGTGACTTTAAACAGGCAGAACCTCTAGAGGCAGAAGCCAAGACGGGCCTGCGCCCGATCTCCCGTCGCCAGTTCAAGCGCGGCGGCAAGGTTGAGGGCGAGCACGCCCACCATCACGCCGGTCGCAAGCCCCGCAAGAGCGGCGGCAAGGCGCTGACGGCGGACAGCCTCCTGAACCGCGACATGAAGGAAGCCAACGAGGGTCGCGCAGGCACCAAGCACGTCGGCGGCATGAAGCGCGGCGGCAAGGCGATGAAGCACGACGACGTCGCCGAAGACAAGAAACTGATCAAGTCGATTGTCAAAAGGGGCGCGATCAAGCCCGGCATGGCGAAGGGCGGACTGATCTTTAAAAAGAAGGATCGCGAAGAGTGCCCTGAGTGCGGGGGATGGGGCCATCAGGTTCACGATCCTGATGAAGAGGGCAAGATTCTTCCTTGTTACCATTGCGGCGCGACCGGCTCAGTTAAGGTCATGCCGCAGGGTGGTAGCCGCAGGAGCATTCAAAAGCGCGAGCGCGCTGATCTTGCTTCTGCTGAACAGGATCGTCGCGGCAAGGCAGAATACGAGCGCCGACCTCAAGAGCGTCGTCATGCTTCGCCGGATTCTTACGACGAGCCGCTTCCGGGCGAAATTTCTTCACGGTTCAAAAAAGGTGGTAGCGTGCATCCGAAGGGCTGCAAGTGCGTCAAATGCTGCAGCGGCGGCATGGTCAAAAAGAAAGGCGGCGGCAGCGTCACCGACGGCACTCTAGAGGGCACGCGCCCGACAGGCGGTCGTAAGGCTCGCAAGCACGGCGGTCGCGCCAAGAAGACGAACATCAACATCGTCATCGCGCCGCACGGCGGTCATCAGGCTCCGGCAGGCGGGATGATGCCGCCCCCGCCGCCTGCGGGGGGTCTTCATCAGGGCATGGCTCCGGGTATGCCGCCGGGTATGCCACCGGGCGGTATGCGTCCTCCGATGCCTGCATCCCCGCCTCCGGGCGGCGCGCCTCCCATGGGAGCGCCTCCGGGCCTCATGGGCCGCAAGCGCGGTGGCCGGGTTCATTACCCGATCAAGGACGGCTCTGGCGGCGGCAAGGGACGCCTTGAGAAAGTGAAGGCGTATGGCTTAAAGCCCGCCTGATGGTATAAGGGGCGGTCAGCAATGACCGCCCCTTTCGATTGAGACCTACCGATGCAAACGATCAGCGTCCGATTTGAATACGAACTTAAGAAATTGGTCGACGAAGAGATTGAACGCCTAACGGACATCCTCACGTTAGGTGTAAGCATTCACGATATCGCGGACTACAAACACATCACGGGGCAACTCGCGGCGTGGCGTAAACTCGACGATCTATGTGATGAAGCCCGTTCTGTGATGGATAAATCGTAATTGGAGTACCTATGCCGCATACACCTATGCAACACGATACCGACCCGAAAGAAGATTTGATCAAAGCCGTAGGTCCGATCTACGGTTTTGACCTGTATCACAATCAGATCCTGTGCGCCGTCTACATCCGGCCTGAGAAAACGAAGGGCGGCATCGTCCTGCCGGATCAGCACCGCAACGAAGACCGTCACCAGAGCAAGGTGGGCCTCATTTTGAAGGTTGGACCCGACGCTTTTGTCGACGAAAGCGGCGTCTGGTTCAAGGAAGTCAGCGTAAAGGTCCACGATTGGATCGTTTTCCGCCCTTCGGACGGTTGGAGCATCACCGTCAACGGCGTTTTGTGCCGAATTTTGAAGGACGAGAACGTGCGCGGGCGCGTTTCACACCCAGATTTGGTCTGGTAAGGGGGCAATCATGGCTGATGAACCGGAACAGATTGAGATTGAGATCGATCCGACTGAGAAAGAGGTCAAAAAGGACGAAGTTGAGGTCGTAAAGGCCGAAGAATCGCCCGTAAAGACCGAAACCGCGCCCGAAGACGGCATCAAAGCCCTCAAAAAGCAGTTGGAAGAGGAGCGTTCTGCGCGTATTGCCGCCGAAAAGGCAGCAAACGAGGCCAAACAGAACGCTTTCAGGGCGCAAAACGAGGTTGCGGACACCAATCTGCACCTAATCAACAACGCCATCGACTCGGTGAAGGCAAACACGCTGAATTTGAAGTCGGCCTACGCTCAGGCGATGGCGGCAGGCGATTACGACTCCGCCGCCGACATTCAGCAGACCATGGCGGAGAATTCTGCCAAGTTGCTTCAGTTGGAGCAGGGCAAGCAGGCTCTGGAGAGTTCGCCGAAGCAGAAGGCGCCTGAGCCGGTCCAAAGCGACCCGGTTGAGGCGCTTGCGAGTCAGTTATCGTCCCGCTCGGCCCAGTGGGTTCGCGCCCACCCGGAATACGCCCGTAACCCCAACCTGTACCGCAAGATGATCGCGGCGCACGAGTTGGCGATGGCGGACGGCATCAGCCCGGACACCGACGACTATTTCGACTCGATTGAAAACACGCTTCGGATCCGCCGTGACGCCCCGGTGCAGGCAGAGGCGACTGCGGACGCCGCTAAGGTCACGCAGCGCCGTACCGCGCCTCCTGCAGCCCCTGTCTCGCGCAGCGGCAACGCGGGCACCGGAAACCGCCCTAACGTCGTTCGCCTGACCAAGGACGAGCGCGAGATGGCGCAGATGATGGGCATGACCGATCAGGAATACGCCAAGAACAAGTTGGCGCTTCAGCGTGAAGGGAAACTGAACTAATGGAGAATTCTATGGACAATGAAACCCCTAAGCAGAGGCGTGCCCGCGCTCGCTCTAATCGGCTTCTGGAGGCGATTGACGAGGTGGAAGACGAGATTGCCGAAGAAGAGGCTCAGGCGGCTGCTGCAGCCTCCCCAGAGCCCACCGGCATACAGCGTGCGCCCTTGCGCGAAAATCCCCGTGACCGCGCCGCACGCCGCGCTGCAGAACTGCGCGAGCACGCGGGCGGCTCGATGGAAGAGGGCACCGACGAGTTCTACATCCCGCCCGACATCATTCCAGACGGTTGGGACTACGAGTGGAAGCGCAAGTTGCTCTTGGGCAGCGAGGACCCGGCCTATCAGGTTCAGGTTGCCCGCAAGGGTTGGGAGCCTGTCCCGGCAAATCGCCACCCCGAAATGATGCCTAGCATCGGCAATTTCGCCGTGATCGAGCGCAAGGGCATGATCCTGATGGAACGCCCAAAGGAAATCAGCGACGAAGTGCGCGCCGCCGACCTGCGCCGTGCTCGACTTCAGGTTCGCCAGAAGGAAGCGCAGTTGAACGCGACTCCCGAAGGCACGCTGCAGCGCAGCAAGAGCGACGGCAGCAGCCTGACGAAGATCGGCAAGTCCTACGAAGCGATCCCGATTCCAGAATAAAAGGCAGTAAATGCCTCCTTGAGCGCCCTTCGGGGCGCTTTTTCTTTTGTACTGTTGCACTTGTCAAGTAGGCGGCGTAAATTGCCCTCAACCTCCTGCCCGGCGCAGGAGTTGAAGATTACCCCCGGTCTAAATCGCCCCGGTGCGCGATGATGGCCTCCTGTAAGGAGAATCCGTCATGGCGAATAACAGTGCGCCTTTCGGCTTTAGTCAGTACAAGGGCACGGGTTCGCTTCCGACCTACGAACAGGTCGCGATGTTTGCGGACTACAATGCCTCGGCGATTTTTTTCGGCGATCCGGTTTTCCGTAATTCGGACGGCAGCGTCTATGTGACGACGCCGGGCACAGGCACGCTTGCCGGTGTGTTCGTTGGCTGCAAGTACCTGTCGGTCGCGCAGAAGCGTACCGTGTGGTCGAACTACTGGCCGGGCAGCGACGTTGCTTCGAGCAACACCGTTGAGTGCTACGTCGTCAACGACCCCAACGCGCAGTTCCTTGTGCAGGTGGGTGGCTCGTCCTCGACGGGTCTCACGACGGCCGACATCGGCGCCAACGTGCAGTTTGCTTACGGCACGGGCAGCACCGCGACGGGCGTTTCGGGCGCGTACATCGTGTACAACTCGCAGGCCACCACGGCGACGCTTCCGTTCCGTGTTATGGCTGTTCCCACCGATCCGCCGAATGCTCAAGGCACCCAGAGCGGTGCATACAACTATGTGGTCGTGGCGTTTAACAACGTCGAGACCAAGCAGTTGACCGGCACCGTCTAAGGAGTAACTAAAAATGGCCGTTAATTTAAGTGCTATTAAGGACCTCCTGCTTCCGGGTCTTCGCGGGATTGAAGGCAAGTACGAGATGATTCCGTCTCAGTACGACAAGATCTTCACCAAGCATGACTCGAAACTCGCCCTTGAGCGTACCGCTGAAATGCGTTACCTCGGTCTGGCGCAGTTGAAGACGGAAGGTGCTCAGACCTCGTTCGACAACAACTCGGGCGAGCGCTTCATCTACAACCAAGAGCACAATGAAATTGCGCTCGGTTACGCGATCACCCGCAAGGCGATTGACGATAACCTTTACAAGACGCAGTTCCATCCGTCGAACCTCGGTCTGATTGAATCGTTTCAGCAGACCAAGGAAATCTACGGCGCGAACGTCCTTAACACCGCGACGACGTACAATGCGAACATCGGCGGTGACGGTGTTTCGTTGTGCTCGACGAGCCACCCCATCGACGGCAATACGATTGCGAACACGCCTTCGACGCAGGTTGACCTCAATGAGGCCACGCTGCTGAACGCGATGATCTCGATTCGTACCAACTTCCGCGACATGGCGAACCTCAAGGTCTTCGCTCGTGGCCGCAAGTTGATTGTGCCTCCGCAGTTGGAACCGGTTGCGATTCGTCTTCTCAAGACGGAACTGCGTCCGGGTACTGCGGATAACGATGTCAACGCGATCCTCTCGACGGCGGGCGGCTTGCCGGAAGGCTACATGGTCAACGACTTCTTGACCTCGCCTTATGCATGGTTCCTGCTCACCAACATTGACGGTCTCTCCTACATGGAGCGCGTCAAGTACGAAATGGACATGCAGGTCGACTTCGTTACGGACAATCTGTTGGTCAAGGGCTACGAGCGGTACTCGTTTGGGTACTACAACTGGCGCGCCATCTGGGGCTCGTTCCCGACCTCGTAAGGAGAAGCGAAATGAGCAGCACAGTATTAACTGGGCCGATCCTTGCGGGCAACGTGCTTAACTCTGACGGCACCGGCAATCTTGCCGGTGTCGGCGGAAGCAGTGGAACTCAGAACGTCGGCTTCGTGCAGATGGCGCAGTTTGCGTCTATCACGGAGTCGGCTTCTGCGACGGCGACCTCTATCGTCATCCCTGCACAGAGTCTGATCACTGACATCTACATCAACGTCACGGCGTCATGGACCAGCGGCTCTGACACGCTGAACATTGGAACGGCGAGCGGTGGAAGCCAGTTGGCTTCTGCTATCGCGCACGCTTTACTGGTTCAGGGTCAGTACACCGTTCCTGTGACGAGCCTGATCGCCAACTGGTTGAATTCCAGTGCGACGCAGGACGTTCAGATCTGGACGCAGTCGACAGGCAGCGGCACGGGGACGGCGGTACTTGTGGTCTGCTACTTGCAGGCCGCAAATAACTTTACCAACGGTCAGTACACCTGATCTGGGAGTAAGAAATGAAAGGTCATAAAGGACGTCATCACAAAGCCACTGGCGGCGTGAATGAAGCGGAACAGGATCTCAAGAGCAAGCCGGAAGAGCGTAACAACGCTAAGAAGGAATTTCACGAGGCTGAAGAGCGGAAGCACGGCGGTCGTGCCAAGCGGAAGCACGGCGGTCATGTGAAACATGAGATGAAGGTCGAAGGTCATCACGGCAAGCATCACGCGGGTCGTAAGCCGCGTAAGCATGGCGGCAAGACCTCCGGCAACATTTTTGCGTTCACGGCTCACAAGGGCACGCCGCCCAAGGGCCACACGGACGAAATGGGCATGTAATAGACTGGGCCCCCTCTCCCAGTTTGTGATGCATCAACGGGGGCCTCGTGCCCCCGTTTTTAATAAGGAACAAGGTAATGCGTTCCATCGTAGTGACGGCCAACACAGGCCAAGCAACGTCCAACTTGGTCCGACTGGACGAGTGGGCCCATCCGCAGGTGAACATCCAGTGCGTCTTGAGCGGCACGGGTAATTACACCGTTCAGCAGTCCATGGACGATCCAAACGATCCGTTCAATCCGGTCCCCGTGGGCAGCATGACATGGTTTCCAAGCGCAGACGCCGCTGTCGTTGGCGCGACGGCAAGCGCCATGAGCAGTTTTTCGTTTGCTCCGCGTTTTGTTCGCGTGATTTGGAATAGCGGTACTGGGACTGTCACCATGACGGTGACCCAGTACAATGTCGTCAGCCTGTAAGGCTGAAAGCCACATTGGAGACCAAGTATGAGCGCAGGGACTTACAACCTTTGCATCGAGCAGGGCGCTACGTTCATTCGGGTCTTCTTGTGGCAGGTTGGCGGCTCGACTGACTGCTCCTGCACGACGACTTCAACCACGGCTGTTCCCGTCGACCTGACGGGATTTTCTGCTGATCTTCAGATCCGGCAGACCCCGCAATCAACCACGATCTTGTACGAAGGCAGCACTGCCAACGGCAACATCGTGTTGGGCGGCACGGCAGGCACCATTACCCTGACCATTCCCTCGACGACGACGGCAGGGTTTTCGTGGCTGCGTGGGGTTTATGATCTGATCCTCACGTCCTCTGGAGGTATAGTTACGCGATTGCTGCAAGGTTCAGTAACCGTTTCTCCAGATGTGACGCGCTAAAATGGCGAATGATCCTCCGACTCAAGTAAATGTCACTGAAAGCCCGACTGTCGTCGAGGTCAACTCGGGCGATCCCACTCAGGTCACGGTCACTCAGACCCCTGAGACCACAGTCTCGGTTACCGAAACCGATATCCAAACCGTAGAGATCGCGGCGGTTGGCCCGCAAGGTCCTCCGGGTGCAATAGGCCCAACTGGCCCTGCGGGGCCAACTGGCCCTCAAGGACCGACCGGCCCTGTCGGTACGGGGCAGATGGTTGTTTCCGCCGGAACGTCTTCCGGCCTGTTTACCGCCGTTAATTTCGTCAACAGCAATGGCGTCAATTTCGGCCTAAGCAGCAACAACATCACCGCCAGTTACACGGGCGGCGGCATTGGCATCTCGGCGAGCACGCAGTCCGCCAACACCGGCACCATCGTTTTCCAGACAAGCCCGACCGTCACGTTTGGCATGTCGAACTCGTCGGTCATTACGGCGTCGGTCAACACGAACTACGCCGCGACCAACATCACGACGAACAACATCGCGACTTCGCAGTCGTCGCTGTTTCAGCAGACGAGCGCCACTTCGGCGATCACGACCGGGGCATTCCCGTCGTCGAACTCAAGTCTGCTGCTTGCGACCTCTCAGTCGTCGCTGTTTCAGCAGACGAGCGCCACCTCGGCGATCACGTCGAACGCCTTTGCTTCGTCGAACTCCAGTCTTCTGCTTGCAACCTCGCAGTCGAGCCTGTTCCAACAAACGAGTGCCACGTCGGCGATCACGTCGAATGCCTTTGCCTCGTCGAACTCAAGCCTCCTGCAGGCCACAAGCGCCACATCGAACATCACGACGAACGCTTTTGCGTCGTCTAACTCAAGCCTGCTTCAGGCCACGAGCGCCACCTCGGCGATCACGTCAGCAGCCTTCCCGTCCTCCCAGACGACCAAGTTCGCGGGAACGGGGACGACCTACGCCGGAACAAACGTCTCGGCCACGCTGAACCTGAACAGCAATGGCCTGAGCATGCAGTTGTCTGGCCCCAACGTGGCGGGCGCTCAGACGGGCATCAGCGGAATCATCGCGGGTACCCAGACGCTTACGTCGGGCACGTTGTCCTTTGCGAACAGCAACGGCGTGACCTTCGGCCTGTCGAACTCGTCTGTTCTGACGGCGTCTGTTCAGGCGGGTCCGACCTCCTATGTGCAGCAGGTCAACGGATCGTCTGGATCAGTTACCGTCGCCGGAACCAATACCAGTTTCAGCGGCACGAACATCTCAGGAAGCCTGACGCTCAACAGCAACGGCCTGAATCTGGCGCTATCCGGGCAGAGCGTCCCGGCCACCTCTTCGATTAGCGGCACTGGGGCGATCAGCATTGCCTCTGCGGGCAGCACGATCAGCATCGGCGCGCCTGCCGTTTCGATGGGTCTTTCTGGCGGCAATACGTCTGGAACAAGCGGAACTGTTTCCAACCAGTTGGTTCTTGCGGGCGGAAACAACATCACGCTTTCTGGCTCAACCAACGCCGGGGGCATGTCGCTGACCATTTCGGGTCCAAACATTGCGGGCGCGCAGACAGGCATCAGCGGCATCATCGCGGGGACACAGACGCAAACGTCTGGAACCCTGTCGTTTGCCAACAGCAATGGCATCTCGTTTGGCTTGTCCAATTCATCTGTTCTGACCGCGTCGTATACGGTTCCGGCAGTTCCGACATCGTATGTGCAGCAGGTCAATGGATCGTCTGGATCAGTCACTGTTGCAGGAACCAATACCAGTTTCAGCGGCACGAACATTTCAGGAAGCCTGACGCTTAACAGCAATGGTCTGAACCTTGCCCTATCTGGTCAGAGCGTTCCGGCAACCTCGTCGATCAGTGGCACCGGAATCGTCAGCATTGCTTCTGCAGGAAGCACCATTTCTATTGGCGCTCCTGCTTTCTCTGCAGGCGTTTCTACAGGTGGCAATACTTCTGGCAATACCGGAACAGTCACCAATCAGGTGTTGTTCGTCGGCGGCAACAACATAACGCTTTCTCAGTCTACTGGCGCGGGCGGCGCTACTGTGACGATCTCTGGCGCAAATATCGCCGGAGCACAAACGGGCATTAGCGGAATCATTGCCGGTACGCAGACTCAAACGTCTGGAACCTTGTCATTTGCCAACAGCAATGGCGTCACCTTTGGACTGTCAAATTCGTCTGTTTTGACGGCATCTGTTCAGGCCGGTCCTACGTCGTATGTTCAGCAGGTTAACGGCTCATCCGGTTCTGTCACTGTTGCAGGAACCAATACCAGTTTCAGCGGCACGAACATCTCAGGAAGCCTGACGCTCAATAGCAACGGGCTAAATCTGGCGCTATCCGGGCAGAGCGTCCCGGCCACATCTTCGATCAGTGGCACTGGGGCGATCAGCATTGCCTCTGCGGGCAGCACAATCAGCATTGGTGTACCCGCTGTTTCGATGGGCTTCTCTGGCGGCAATACATCAGGCACAAGCGGAACTGTTTCCAACCAGTTGGTTCTTGCGGGTGGGAACAACATCACCCTATCTGGCTCTACTGGTGCCGGGGGTATGTCGCTAACCATTTCTGGCGCTAATATCGCCGGGGCGCAAACAGGCATTAGTGGAATTATTGCCGGTACTCAGACTCAAACGTCTGGCACGCTGTCATTCGCAAATAGCAACGGCATATCTTTTGGCCTGTCTAATTCGTCGGTCCTGACTGCGTCGTATACGGTTCCAACCGTACCGACATCGTATGTACAGCAAGTCAATGGATCGTCTGGATCAGTTACCGTCGCCGGAACCAATACCAGTTTCAGCGGCACGAATATCTCAGGAAGCCTGACGCTCAACAGCAACGGGCTGAATCTGGCGCTATCCGGCCAGAGCGTCCCCGCCACGTCATCTATTAGCGGAACGGGGGCGGTCAGCATCGCGTCCGCCGGAAGCACAATCAGCATTGGCGCTCCTGCCGTTTCGATGGGCTTCTCAGGCGGAAATACGTCTGGAACAAGCGGAACTGTTTCCAACCAGTTGGTTCTTGCGGGCGGCAACAACATTACTCTGTCCGGCTCTACCGGTGCCGGAGGCATGTCGCTAACTATTTCTGGTGCCAACATAGCGGGTGCTCAAACCGGCATCAGTGGCATCATTGCCGGAACTCAGACTCAAACGTCTGGCACGTTATCGTTTGCGAACAGCAACGGCGTCACCTTTGGCCTGTCAAATTCATCTGTCTTGACGGCTTCGGTTCAAGCAGGACCGACATCGTATGTATCGAACGTCAACGGTTCATCTGGCGCATTAAGTCTTGCGGTCGGATCATCGTTGTCATCTTCGACTAACGGTTCATCTATCACTTTTGGCCTTGCGTCGAACATTACGACGGCCTTGCAATCCGCAGGCGCGTACTTAACGACTGCCGCTCAATCTACGGTTTCAAACTTTGCTGTCGTTGCTGCCACCAACAATACGGGCGGCGGAACAGCAACGCTTTTGACCAATGCTAGTTTTAGCAATGCCAATGGTTTGACGTTCTACACGTCTGCCGGTAACGCTATCGTTGGTTCTTATACCGTTCCAACAGTTCCGACTTCGTATGTTCAGCAGGTCAATGGCTCTTCTGGATCTGTCACGGTTGCCGGAACAAGTACTGGATTTGGCGGAACCAACATTTCAGGAAGCGTGACGCTCAATAGCGCCGGTCTGAACATTTCGCTTTCCGGCCAGAGCGTTCCCGCCACATCGTCGATTAGCGGAACAGGCATTGTTAGCATTGCTTCTGCCGGAAGCACCATCAGCATTGGCGCTCCCGCTTTCTCTGCAGGCGTGTCCTCTGGCGGAAATACGTCTGGCACAACAGGTACGATCAGCAATCAAATCGTTTTTGCGGGCGGAAACAACATTACGTTGTCTCAGTCCACGGGCGCAGGTGGCGCAACGATTACTATTTCTGGTGCCAACGTTGCCGGGGCGCAGACAGGAATCAGTGGCATCATCGCCGGTACTCAGACGCAAACGTCTGGCACGTTGTCATTTGCCAATAGCAATGGCGTCACTTTCGGCCTATCTAATTCGTCGGTATTAACGGCCTCCGTCCAAGCGGGGCCAACGTCGTATGTATCCAACGTCAACGGATCTTCTGGCGCGATAAGTCTGGCTGTCGGTTCGTCTTTGTCATCTTCGACTAACGGATCGTCTATCACTTTCGGCCTTGCGTCGAACATCACGACGGCCTTGCAATCTGCAGGCGCTTACCTGACGACTGCCATGCAGTCCAACGCCGGATCCAATTTCCTTGGGACCAATACGGCGCTGACGGCTAACGGCGTGTCCGTTACGGCAAACAGCAGCGGTCTATCGTTGAACTTCCCGGCTTTCCTGACGACGGCTGCTCAAAGTAACCAAGTCGTAAATAGCCTCAACGGTTCTACGGGACAGATCAGTCTGGCTGTCGGTTCGTCTTTGTCATCTTCGACTAACGGATCGTCTATCACTTTCGGCCTTGCGTCGAATATCACGACGGCTTTGCAGTCCGCAGGCGCATACCTGACGACGGCGGCTCAATCCACGGTTTCAAATTTTGCTGTCGTTGCCGCCACTAACAATACTGGCGGCGGTACAGCAACGCTTCTGACTAATGCAAGTTTCAGTAACGCAAACGGCCTTACGTTCTACACGTCTGCGGGCAATGCGATTGTTGGTTCGTATACCGTACCCACGGTTCCAACGTCGTATGTTCAACA